TCACCACAGTGGCAACTGGTGCTTGCTTTGTATGGTATGTTCAAGAGTATGGTGCTGCATATAAGTATCATAAAGTTGCTCCAGAGGTCTCTCAGATTCACCGAAACAACTCTCTCTGGTTGGGTCTGTGGGGAGGAATCTACGGACTTACTGGTGTAGTAAGTGCGATTGGTCTTTCACAGGGTCTTAAAAAAGAGCAATGAAAACTCTATTGATTTCTTTGATTGTTATTCCATTTTTAGTTCTTGGAGGAAGTACCGTTTTATTTGCAGTACTTCAAAGTGCGGAAGTAGAACTACCAACTCCAAACTGAGGGTCTTCGGACCCTCTTTTTTTATATGCCAGCAAATCTAGCAGTAGGTCCTGTATTTCTTCCAACATATGGGAGACCTGCCTCAACTCGTCTATCAATAGAATTACCAGAGGCATTCGCTGCAGAAGTAGGAACTCCACCAGTTGTTAATGCACCCGCACCCTCAAGACCAGGTAAAGTCGTATTACTTGTACCGAACTGAGCATTATTAAATGCTGCTTGTTGTTCTGGAGTTGTTGGTTGTTGAGACTGACTTTGAGATTTTTCTTGCACTAAAATATATCTAAGATATGTCATAGACACAGTACACTTTAGCAATGAAGAAGAATCATAAGAAACTGGCATTGAAGAGACACTGATTGGAAAACTTCCAATAAATTTATATTCTAAAGTATTACCAGTACTCTCAAAGTCTCTTTCAAATTTTCTAACAACAAGTCCTTGTTTAGAAACATAATCATCAGGATATCTAACCCTATAAAAGTATTCCATAGAACCAGATCCAGCACCTTTATCTGTTTGTTCCGATTCACTTTCGTCTACAATGTACTTAACCCAAGTCTCAAAGTAACGAATAGGTGTATAGTTCTGAGCGTCAACATAAAAGGTTAAATCTATTCTATCATCATAAACTCTTCTATAAGCGTGTCTTTCCGTAACTCCATGAAAGTCGCTTGTGAGTTCTAAAGTAGCTAGATTAGATCCAGGTAGAGTTGCTTCACTACACAAAAAGTTTATCTTATCCATTCCCAAAGGTCCGAGGTTGGGAATATTAGCATTCAAAAACTGAGTCCAGTTACTGCCACTTGGTTGAGGAATCTCAACTTCAAAGTGAGAAGTTAGGGCAGGTCTAAGTAGGTTTGCTTTTATTTCTGCTAAAGTTTTTGCCCTTGGCATTTATAAATACAGATAGTCTTTATATATTATGTAGTAGGGATAATGGCAGAAAGTATTAAGAGCAAATACAAACCATCATATCCTAACAAATATAAAGGAGATCCAAATAATATCATATGCAGAAGTAGTTGGGAGAGAAGATTCTGCAGTTGGTGTGACTTAAATGAAAATATTATTGAGTGGGGAAGTGAAGAGTTTTGGATACCTTATATTTCTCCAGTTGACAATAGAGTTCATAGATACTTTCCAGATTTCATCGTAAAAGTCAGAGAACAATCTGGTCAGATTAAAACATATGTGGTAGAAGTAAAACCCAAAAAACAAACTGTACCACCAAAACAAAAATCAAGAGTGACCAAATCTTATCTGTATGAGTGTAAAACTTATGCAGTAAATCAAGCAAAGTGGAAAGCAGCAAAAGAGTTTTGTGATGATAGACTCATAGATTTTAAAGTCATCACAGAAGAAGAGTTGGGTCTAAAATAATGGCAGAAGGTTTCGGCAAATATACAAACATTCCACCCAGAATGAAAGAGTTGAAAAAAAGAATATCAAGTTTAGGTTCAGCAGATCCAGAAGATTTGATGTTGATAATTATGGATGTGTTGAAGAAAGAAGTTCTATATCCAGAACCAGGAAAGTTTTACACCTTTGTTTACAATCCCAAAACTCCAAACATTGAATATGATCAACACCCATTGATTGCTTGCACAGAATTACAAAGATGGGGATTTAAAGCAATCAACTTTCATTGGAGAGAATCAAGAAACTATACTTGGGAAGAAGTCGCTGGAAAACTTCATATAGTTGAATATGATGAACTTGATGAGATGCTTTCTATACCTTATGCAAAATTCCGACTAAATAAGTAAAAAGTCCATATCTAATGGCGACAACAACGAGTAATCCTTCTAAAGTAGGAAATAACTATTATAAAACATCAGTGACAACAAATGCTGATGGATCTTTGTCTGCAACCACATTTAGAACTGATGCTAAAGGAAATGGATCCACGGCAGTATCTACAGTAAACACAGACAAGAACGGAAAAAACACGACAAGAACTTTTGGATCTGGTGCTACTGATGCAGAGAAAAAAGCATTTTCAGATCCAAACTCGGCAGAAAGTAAAGCATATTCTAACCAAGTTCAATCATTAAATCCATACGGAGCGAACGCAACAGCAGAACAAAAACAAGCAGTAAACAGTGCTGCTGGAAGCCCAAATGCAGCAACAACACAAGAAGATGCTGAACAACAATTAAAATCCGAACTAGCGAAAGAAGAACCTGGAACTAGAAATTCTTTTCCAGGAGCAAATGGAGGAACCCCTTTAAAATATCCAAGGAATCTTGCAGATACAAAACAAGATGTTATCAAGTTTAGAATGGTCAAGTATTCGCCAAAACAACTTGATAAAAATAATGCAGATAAAGATTTGAGTCCATTTTCAGATAGAAGAAAGATTGATGATAAAAATACAATAGGTGTAGTTGTTCTCCCCATTCCAGCAGGAATTGGTGATGTAAACTCAGTCAACTGGGGATCAAACGAAACTGGAGTTTTTGGATCGCAATTATATAATATTGCCAATCAGTTTATAACTGGAGGGGGGGATAGTGGAACAGAATCTGCAGGTGGAGCTGTTGAAGGAGTTCAAAATAATTCAACAGATGTCAAAACAGCATTATCCACTAAGTTTGCAGAAGCAGCATCTGGAACAACAAATATGCTCTCAAGAACTCAAGGAGCAGTTTACAACCCAAATATGGAACTTCTATTCAATGGTCCATCACTAAGACCATTTAGTTTCACCTTTAAGTTATCTGCAAGAAGTAAAGATGAAGCAAAGGATATTAGATCAATAATCAGATTCTTTAAGCAAGGAATGTCACCTATCAGAACAGAATCTCAACTGTTTTTAAAAGCACCGCATACATTCCAACTCGAATATCTTCACATAGGAAAGTCACATAGTTTCTTAAATAGGTTTAAGGAATGTGCTCTTCAATCATTCACCGTTGACTATACCCCAGAAGGTCAATACGCAACCTTCTCTGACGGTGCTATGGTTTCCTACCAAATCACAATGCAGTTCCAAGAACTAGAGCCAATCTTTAATGATGATTATTCTACGATTGATCAAAATAAAGATACCGACATAGGTTACTAATATGCCAAGTTACTTCCGCCAGGTTCCAGATTTTGAATATGTTAGCAGACTACCAGATGCTAAGATTGGAGATTACTTTCCTGTCAAAAATTTATTTAAGAAAGGAAAGTTAAGAGAAGACATTTTCCAAAACCTTGCATTCTTTACTAAGTACAAAATACAAGGAGATGATCGTCCAGATAATGTTGCTTTTAAAGTATATGGAGATTCAACTCTTGATTGGTTAGTTCTTATTTGCAATAATGTCGTGAACATTCAAACAGAATGGCCAATGACTCAACAAGCATTTGATACTTTCCTCTTGGAAAAGTATGGTGATTATGAAACTCTTTATAATGGTGTTCATCACTACGAAACTCCTGAAATAAAGAACAGTCAGGGAGTAACAATAGTACCAGCAGGACTTGAAGTTCAATCAGATTACTCCATAAGTTTCTATGATTACTTCATAGACTCAATAGAAACTTATAATAACATTGCAATCCCAGTAACAAATTATGAGTATGAAGAAAAGATTGAAAATGACAAGAGAAATATATTTACATTGAAACCAAGATATCTAAATGTCGTTATTGATGATATGCAAGATATCATGACATATAAAAAAGGTTCCAGTCAATATCAGACTGAAACCCTTAAGAGAGGAGATAATATTAAACTCTACGAATGATCACTCCTCAGCAAGACGTTGGAAGTATGCGAGAGCATCATCTTCATCTTCATCACTTTCCTGAGTAATGTTAGGAAGTGAAGGAGACTTAGTGCGAGCATAGGACTGCTCAAGTTCTTCCACTACACGACTCTGAACCGAAGAAGTTTGATCATATGCTTCAAGTTCATCTTCTTGCTCCATAACAGCACGAGACTGAGTGGGGGAAGTTTTCTGACCCAGAACATACTTCAGACGCTTCTCAAGATCTTCATAAGACTTGAACTGATCAGGAGCAGTGATTGCAGTCAACGAATACTCTTTCTTCCAGAGGGCTTCAAGAGCATCGTCATCATCCAGTAGTGGTTCAACTGAACCAAATTCTGACTTGTCGTAGTTCCAATACCCATCTTTCTTTACGATTTTGAGTTTGAAGTTAGCACCCTGCCAGAAGTCAAATGGATTGATAGGAGTTTCATCCTCAAACTCAGGTTGCATTGCTTCCATGATCTTGTCGAAGATCTTCTTACCGTACTTGAAGAGGAAGACCTTACCTTCGTTATGAGGATTTGTGGGATCTTTTACAACGTAGATATTGCTGTAATAAGATAGTTTACGCTTTTGCTTGCGAACAGTTTCTTTGTTTACTTCAGAACCACTGTTCCAAAGTTCACGGTTGTATTCAGAAACAGGATCTTTCTGACCAGTGGTAGTCAAAGAGTTTTCAATATACCAACCACCAGGACCTTGGAATGCATGAGAATACATCTTTGCCCAAGGAA